AATGGCCAGCAGCGGGTTGGCCATCGCTATACGCCCCAGCCACATCATGGCTTGCCCGGCCTTTAGGATCGCGCCGCTGATAATAGAGAACCCTGAGAGTACCTGGGTGGCGACCAGGCTGAGGCCGCTGAGGCCGCCGAGCAATAACGTGAGCCCACCGGCGACCTGCAGCAAGGTGCCGGCTAACGCCGGATTATTGGTTATCCAGGTATTCAGTTTTACCAGCCACTCTGTCGCCGTTTGGGTCAGTTCCCGCAGGGCTGCGTTTTGGCCGGTAAACAAGTTGATTCTCAGGCTATCCCATGAGGCAAAAAGCTTTTGGATATCACCCTCTATATTGTCGCCTTTGACGGTGACCAAGTGCTGCGCTGAGCCGGCAACCTGGTTGGCCTGGAGTTTTTCTCTGCCCAAAGGCGCAATCTGTTGCGCCGCACTGAAGATATCGGCACCTGTTGTGGCTTTACTTTTCATGGCTGCACCAACGGCCCGAACATCCATGCCATATTGATTGCTGGCCAGCGCCAATACATCGGCAATACGATCGAATTGATCGGGGCCCAGATTGAAGCTGCGCTGCATTTCCGTCATCGTTGCGACGGTTTCGTTGACGCTGCTGCCTGTCGCGGCGGAGAGTGTCAGTGCGGCGGGCGAAGCCGTTAAAATTTCCTTGGCATTCAACCCTTGTTTTGCCAGCGCTGTTTGCGCTTGTAGGGCTTGATCCGGGGTATAACCGGATTGGCTCATACCGCGAGCCTGCTGCTCGAGAGCCGTGAGCTGCGGATCGGACTTGCCCAGATTCAGCTGTGCCCGCAGTTGAGAAAGCTGTTTTTCAAATTCGATTCCCGGCGCCAGCAGGTTAGCTCCCCCTATGGCGGCACTTTTGGCGACAGAAAAGCCTGCGCTGCTGGTGTTGCGTAATTTTTCCAGCTTGTCGAGGCGCGCTTGATTGCCTGCCTGTGCGGATCGATAGCGCTCCTGCGCTATCGATTGCCGTTGTTCTTTTAGGGTAACGATAGCGGCGCCGGCATTAATTCTGCCGTCACGCAGATTTTTGCGCTCATTGCCGAGCGATTGTAGATTAATCCCTTGCTGGGTAAGATGATGGCGCTGGCTTTTATCGATTGCGGCGAGGAGATCACGTTTCTTTTCCAGGGCATTTATCGTCTCCGCGACCTGCGCAATCTCTTTGTTCATAAATCGGGAACGCTGGCTTGGCTCGCGATCTTTCGTCAGCATTGCCAGCGCGGCGGATTTTTTGCGCGACGCTGCCAGCAACTTATTGGTCTCAGCCAGCGACTGGTTCGTCTTTTGGAAAGCGTCGATGTCATTTTCCTGCCGGCGCAGATGTTTGACTTTTTTCTCTGCTCGTTGGATATCCTGTCCCAGACTGTTGTACAGGTTTTTATCCCCGGTGGGCCTGCGCAACTGCCTCATCAGTTCTTTGCTCTGCTTGGCTATCGCTTGAAGCCCGATGACAATCTCGTTTTGTGACTCCAGCTCCTGTCTGCTGTTACTCATCTGTTTTTACTCCACTACGTTGCAGCGCTCTGTGGCGCCAGCCGATCAGCTCCGCCAGCGTCATGCCGTTCATTTCTGACGGCGGCCAGTGGAAAATCACCGCGATATCCGCCATCAGGTCATCTACTGTCAGAGTAGGATCGACCGTTACTCGGCCGATGTCGGCGACAAAAAACCGATCACCTGGCCGGCCAGCGCAATCAGGTCAGGCAGTTCCAAACGGGCACACTCTTCCTTGGTCAGGTTCGGGTAGGTGACCCGAGGCAGAATAGTGATCAACGCATCGACATCGGCGTTGGCCAGCGCGGCCAGACCGATGCCGCGCAGGCTGCCGGCATTCGGCTTGGTCACTTGCACGCGAGTGATTTCGCTATCGCCACGTTTAATCGGAGTATTCAGGACGACGGTGTTTTCCTGGGATGCATTCAGTTCCATGGGGTATCCAGTTTTCAGTCGGAAAAAGGGGGCCAGCGCGGGGCTGGCCGTTTGAGGTGAAAAATTACAGGCCGATGGCGCGGCGGTGCGCTGCCAGCAGATCTACGCCGTCGACTTTTTCGATCATGTTGACGGTATCGATCTCGATCAGCTCTTTGCCGTCGATGCTCAACTTGAAGTAAGTGCAGTCGGTGGAAACTTTGGTTTCGGTATCTTCACCCTGCTTGAAGTCGCCGCTGTCGATCTCTTTATGACGGCCGCGCATCACCACTTCGAGCGCAGAGACGTCGCCGGTATCGTCGCGTTGGAAAGAGCCGGTAAAGCGCAGCGGTACCGCATCGACGCGGCCCCATTGCTTGAGCACCAGTTCGTCAATGCCGCCCATGGTCCATTCCACCACCAGCGCATCGTCGTCCAGGCCGAAGTCCACCGAGGCTGCGCCGCTCATGCCGCCGCCGCGGAATTTTTCCAGCTTGCGTGTCAGTTTCGGCAGCGTCATTGAGGAAACCACGCCCATATAGTTGAAGCCGTCGTTAAACAGGTTCAGGTATTTCAGTTTTTTTGGCAGTGCCATGCTTCAGTCTCCTTAGCTGTTCACGGATGCGGCGAAGTTCGCCAGGTAGCGATCGGTAATGCGCTGACGCAGAGTCAGATCCTCCAGAGGCGGTACCGGGGTGTAGTCGTAATCGATAAACAGCTTGCCAGCCTTCAGGGTCTCTTTGTCGTTGGCGCTTTCGTCATACCAGCAGTCACCGTCGATGATCAGACCGGCGGATTTCAGTTCGCGGAACTTGGCCTTGATGCCGTCGATCATGTCGCGGATCAGCGTCGGGGTAAGCGGACGGTCAACCGCCCACAGATGAGCTTCGGCCAAGGTGTCGGCCAATACCTGCGCGGTGCGGGTATAGTTTTCAAACTGGAACAGCGGCTCGTCGGAGCAGGTGCGAGATCCCCAGAACTTGAAGCCATCTTTGCGGATCAGGGTGGTGACGCAACCTTCATTCAGCAGATCGGCGTCGGTGCCTGCGGTTTGCAGATCCCAAAATACGCTGGCCGAGATACCGCTCACACCGTTGACGCCGACGTTGGATAAGGTTTTATGCCAGCCGGTCTCCTGGTCGATCTTGGCACGCAGCCCCAGTGCACGAGCGGTGGCGAAGGCGATGTCGCTGCTGTTGGTGGTGGTATTCCAGTTGATGAAGTCCGGCCAAATCAGCATCAGTTCGCGCTGGCTGAAGTTGGCGCGATATTTGATGGCGTCGGACACGGTTTTACAGCCGTAAGCGCTGATATAGCCGAAAGCGCGCAGCTGCTGGCAGATGCCGGCCAACGCGGTCGCCACTTCCTGATTATCATGGCCCGGTACGCCCAGAATGCGTGGTTTCACGCCCAGCTCGGCCTGAGCGGCCAGCAGCGCTTTCATGCCGGTGTACTTACCGTTTTCATCGGCGCCACCGATGATATTGGACGTGGTTTCGGCCTCGTCTTTCCCTTCCGCCACGCGTACCACGACGGTTACCGGCTTAGTCTGCTCGGCGATCGCCAGCAGCGAACGCGCCAGCGTCCCTTTTTTACCTGCTTTGCCGCTGGCGGCCAGGACGTCGGTAATCAGCACCGGGGTGTTGAGAGGAAACAGGGTTGCATCGGCATCTTCTGCGGTACAAACCATGCCGACAATGGCCGTCGAGACGGTGGAAATTACGCGGGTGCCTTCGTTGATTTCGAGGACACGCACGCCGTGGTGATAGTCACCCATAGCATTACTCCGTTTGTGGTTGGTGATGACAGCATGCCTGTTGGGAGGTGGTGCCGCATCTCATTCGGGGTGTGGGATAACTGGTACAACAGCAGGAAAAATAAAGAAAAAAAACGCCCCGGGCGGGGCGTTGAACGACGTTATTGCGGTGGTTGCGGCCAGTCGATATCCGGGGCCGCTTCGGGATCGACCCGATTAAGCAATACGCGGTAGGTTTTCCAGCGGGTCAGCAGCCGCAGTTCCTCTTCGCTCGCCATTCCCAGGTCAGTAGCGTCGTTAAGCGTTTCTATCTGCAGCGAACTTTGCTTAATCAACTCTTGTTTTTTATTGGCGGCCTGTTGCCGTAGCTCCTGAGTTGAATACGATCTTGGTATGATGTTTTCTCCATCAAAAATCCAGCGGCCGTTGATATCAGCGCCTTCCGGCAAGTTTTCGACCTCCGCCACACTCATATTTTCTGGGAAAAATCCGGAAACGTCATAATGGCCTTCGGCATTCGGTTTCGCGGTGATTGAACGAATGATCCCGTCCTTGTCATACATCAGTTTTACCGTCTCAGGACGGAAGCTTTTTTGACATTCATACCAGTCTTCCCCGGCATCGGATTTTAAAAACAAAACACCGTGCGAGGCGGCCAGCTGTTTCTGTTCTACCGTTTCC